GTGGTAGGATCGAATCCGAGGCGGAACGGGAAATTTATGATTTTGTCAATCAAATAGTCCCGGCGGAAAGACGAAATCGTGAAATTTTGGGAAACCGAGAACTCGACATTTGGGTACCCGAGAGAAACCTCGCTATCGAGTATTGTGGACTGTACTGGCACACCGAAGAACGCGGAAAGGATCGTCTCTATCATTGGGACAAGTATGAGAGGTGCCGGAAGCAGGGAATCCGCCTCCTTACGGTGTTCGAGGATGAATGGCTGGAACGCCCCACGTGTGTCCGGGGATTGATCCAGAACGCCCTCGGAGCCACGCCACGGGGGCCGGGAGCGAGGTCCCTCAGGGTTGAGGAGATTGGAAAGAAGCTCGCTGGGGAATTTTGTGATTTGAATCATGTTCAGGGGCGGTGTCAGATCAGCACCGCCTTGGGGGCATTCTTGGGGGATCACCTCGTTGGGGTGATGATTTTCGCGAAGCCCTCTCGCCAGTCCGGACATCCCGTTGAGCTTCGACGTTTTTGCTCAACCGGATCGTTTCCCGGGTTGGGATCGAAAATGTTCCAGACCTACATCCGGGAACACCAACCCCAATCGGTGGTGAGTTTCTCGGACAACCGTTTATTCCTCGGTGGATTGTACGAGCGGATGGGATTCACTCGGGATGGAGACATCCCTCCCGACTATGCGTACGTGGGGAAGAAATCCAGAATTAACAAATCCCGGTTTCGCACTTCCCGGTTGCGTCAGGTGGGATTTCCACGGGGTTCGGAATCCGAAATCATGTTCGGACTCCAATACGACCGTATCTGGGACTGTGGAAAAACCCGGTGGGCGTGGAACTCCTAGAAACCCAACTCGCGACGCCGAATCCGGCTGTCTTTCTTGATCCGGCGGATTGATTCTGCGCGTTTCCGACGCTTCTTCTCCGAGGGCTTCTCGTAGAAGCGGCGATCCCGGAGTTCCCGGATCACGCCCTCGTCGAACATCTTCTTTTTCAGCTTCTTATACGCTGAATTCACATCATTGTTGAAAACGACGACAATCATGACTTCCTTCTTTCTTCATAAATATATGCGATATATTTAGGAAAAATATCAAAAGTCATGGTGAGGGGAAGGGTTTGAATCTCCGTTTCCGTCCTCTGTTGGACGGTGTCCTCATTGGACGACCCCTCCTAGTATGTATGGTTAAGGACCCTTTATTTTTCAGGTAAATACTGGGTGAGGGTCCTCAGATGAGTGTCAACGGCTGGCCGTTCGTTAATCATGCTACCAATTTGCGCTTGTTCAACTCGGTTTCCCGGACGGGTGCGGAAACGGGTGTGCCTATGGCGATTCCCCGTTACCGGTTTACGTGGTTGGCGGAATTCGTTCCCAACGATACGGGATCGATTACGAATTTGCCCGAGTTGGGACTTCGACAGGGTCATTTATACACGCATTTGAAGACCGTTGGGTTGCCCAATCCCACGTTTAAGACGGAGACGTTGAACTCGTATAATCGTCGGTACAAGGTTCAGACCAAGATGGAGATGCCACAATTTTCCATGATTTTCCATGATGATTCGACGAGTTTCGCCATGGCTTTGGTGAAGGAGTTGGTGAACCACGCAAATCATGTGGGGGATATCGGGAACGGCCCAGTGAATGATTTGAACAAGAATATCAATCAGGGCTTGGCTCAGTATCAGGCAGGGACGACCGGGGTTGAGACTTTTATCAATCCGGATCGATCCGAATTGGCGAAGCGGCCCAGTTTGGGTATGAGAATACAGGATTGTTCCCGTACGTGGCTCTCGCATGTGATCATCTATGATTTGGGAACCGAGCCGGATTCGATCAACGTCTACATCTATCACAACCCCATGCTGGTGGGGTTGGATCATACTCCATTGGACATGTACGACCGGACTAGTTTTGGAGAGGTCAATCTCACGTTTGAGTATGAAAACTATTATTTCATGATCGGACAGCCCCACGCACAGGTTCGGGATTTCGTTAGCCGGGTTCTTGGGGTGGAAGCTCCCGCGTACCGGTCCTCGAACATCCACGGTAAGCAGGGGACTTCGTTTGAGGTGGCTCAGGATTTGTCACCGATGTGTTTGGCCCAATGCGGAACGCCGAATCCCAAGGATCATAACCTAGACGTTACCGGGGTGATCGAGAAATTCATCGATGGCGGGGTGGATTCCGTCACACGGAACCTCCTTGAAGATGCGGCCTTGTTCCGGAATCAGCTTCTCCCCTCGCAGGGAGGATTGAGGAATGCGCCCAAACTGGATTACGAGGATTCGCAGAAATACGTTTCGGATCGTCGGCAGCGGGCCGAGAACAACTATAGCCTCTACTATGGCGGGGCCACCGAGGATTCCCCTGAGGCGGCGATTCGCCGTGATGAAATTGATAATTTGCGGGCGTTGGAGAGTGCTCGGGTAGGAGGGGATAATTATAGTTATATTGGTTATCCCCCCGCGACCAAGTCCGCCACGACGAATACCGAGAAATTCTACGAGTTGACTAAACCCGAACGGAAGAACATGTCCTACGTCCCGGACGGAGGACTGACCCCAACCGGTACTGTGGTGAATCCGGTTCCGAGAATTACGCCTACGCCGATTCAACGTAACTACTCCACTCCGGAGAAGCGTAACTATTCGATTCCCAACGCGGGTGCCCCGTTTGCGGATTTCAATCAGAACTTTATGAGGACGTTCAAGTCCGGGGTTACCAAGTAATGGCCCGTCCCAAGGTGAACGAGTTCACACCGACCAATCCCGAGAAGTATATTGGGGATTATCCGATTCTCATGCGTAGTTCGTGGGAATTTGAGTTCGCCACGATGTGTGATATTCTCAGTACGATTATTTCGTGGGCTTCGGAGCCGTGGCGAATTCCTTACCGGGACCCGGTCACGGGGTTGCAGAAAATCTACATTCCGGATTTCCTCGTGACGTTTTTGATCAACAAGGAGCCGGTTACGCAGTTGATCGAGATCAAGCCGATCAAGGAAGCTGTGATGTCAGCGGCAACGAATCAGAATACGATGCCGTTGATCGCTCGTAATAATGCGAAGTGGGAAGCCGCGATGGCGTGGTGCGCCCGCCGTGGGGTGGAATTCCGGGTCATGGACGAAACCCAACTCTACTCCGGACAGGCCCTGACTCGAAAGGGCACTGCGATTCAATCGTGGACCCCGGCGGTAGCGAAGGATATCCGCGCCAAGGCTGCAAGAGCCCGAGCGGCAGTGGTTCCCACGAAAGCACGAAAGCACACGATGAGAGTACCCGGGGTACGGGGTCCGGGTAATATCAAAAGGAGACCACAGTGAATTCCAAAATGATCTCTTCTCTTGGGGTGGATTTGCCCGAGGAAGCGGTGGAGGTATCGACAGTCCCGATTCCGGAACCGATTGATCCCACCTCTCTGGTTGTTATCAATAACCCCAATCTGCCTCCGATGGAAGACATCGAGACAAATCTGGTCGAGGGGGAGCGCCAACTCGAAAGCCTGATCCAGACCGGTCTTAGTATGATCAAGTCCATGTCCGAGGAGAATGGCACCTTGGCCCCGAACTTGAGAAACGCCCATACGGAGAGGATCGTCATGGTGTTCCAAACCACGGCGGACGTAATCAAGTTCAAATCAGAACTCCAATTAAAGAAGAAGAAATCCCGGATGGACGAGGCCAAATTTGTCGGTCTCAGTCGGAGCAAGGACGAGAAGGACGGTGATCCCCAAGTCGTCAATAATAACCTGTTTATCCAGAAGGATATCCTTTCATGCACTGGTCAAGGCCGGGTGGAAGAGGCCGGAGATGCAAATTTTTCTGATATTCTGACAACCCCTGATCCGACTAAATAGAAAGTACCCTTTTAGTACGGTAGAGGAAATTTTAAGATGCGGAAATCGCTCTCCCTGTTAGTAATGGAATCCGAGAAAGAATACAAGATCACCATAAAGTCGGTCGTGAACATTCATGATCCGGCGCATGTGGAGAAGATCACCTCGGCATTTATGGGGCATCAGGTCCGAAAGGTCGAGGCGGACCGGATTATCCCGTTTACTGGAAAAATTGACAAAGAGCTTCCCGAGGCCCCAGTGGGACTTCCCATTTATACGGTGAATGTTGTAATTGGAATGAAGATGGGTCAGCGCGAGATCGAGGAATTGCTCGCCCTGTATACGGGTATTGAAAAAATGTATTTCTGTGTTTACGGAGATATAGAGAAACTCGATGAAACGAAGATCGAGACCATCGCTGATCTTGACACGAGCAAGGAAGTGGCCGCACAGGATCAAGTCGGTCAGAAGCGCATCGACGATTTCATGGCTGAGATGAAAAAGGCCCGGAAGGAACGGGATACAAAGATCAAGACGCGTCCCGTGTATGAGGCGTTTTGTGTTGGTGCGGACGAGCTACGTCCGTTGATCCGTGAGTCCCTCGTCTCTCGTGGGTATTGGATGGTTCGTTCCTTGGATGAGTCGAAGAAGCGGCTGTCCATCACTGGCCCCTATACGAATATACCCGTGGGTCTCGCCATGGTCGAGGGGCTGGTACGGAATATGAAGAGCACGACCCGTCCGATGATGACGAATCACGGCGATCTCGTCGAATACGTTTTGGATTTGACAGATGCCCGTTGGGCGTTGATGGAAGATCGTCCCTACGAGGTTCGGGTCAAGGACACATCGACGGGACGTACCTATACCGCTGCGGTCCGCGCAACGGATTCACTACAAGCACGCAATCTGGGTTTGGAACAGGTGAAATCGGAAGAGGGAATTTCCGGGGATACATTGCTGGCACTCAACCCTACGGATTAATTCTTGTCTGTAGTTTCCGCCAGTCTATATACAGATTGGTTTCCAGAGGAGTACCGATTCATGGATTTGGACTTGTTCGCAGCATTCCGGCAGAATTACACAGAATCCCGTACAACGGATATGTCCCTCTTGGATTATTTGGAGCTATGCAAGAGTGATCCTCTCGCGTATGCGACCGCCCCGGAGCGGATGCTCAAGGCGATTGGCGAGCCCAAGAAGCTGGATACCAGCACTGATCCCCGGTACTCGCGAATCTATCTGAATCGTACCATCCTGACCTATCCGGCGTTTTCCGAGTTCTTCGGGATGGAAGATACGATTGAGCGGATCGTGGGTTATTTCCGTCATGCCGCACAGGGCTTGGAAGAGCGGAAGCAAATTCTGTACCTGTTGGGTCCCGTTGGTGCGGCGAAGTCCAGCTTGGCCGAGACGCTCAAGGCGTTGATGGAGAAGTATCCGATTTATGTGCTCACTGCGGGAACCGAGGTCAGCCCGGTATTTGAATCCCCGTTGGGCCTGTTCAGTGCGGTCAAATTCGGTAAGGACCTTGCCGAGAAGTATGGTATTGATGCCCGTTATCTGAACCAGATCGCTTCCCCGTGGGCGATTAAGAAGCTTCGGGAATTCAGTGGTGATCTTACGAAGTTCACCGTTTCTCGTATGATGCCGTCCCGGCTGGAACAGGTGGCAATCACCAAGACCGAACCCGGTGACGACAACAATCAGGATATCTCGTCCTTGGTGGGCAAGACCGACATTCGTAAATTGGAGAAATTCTCCCAGAACGATCCCGAATCCTATTCCTTCTCGGGCGGCCTCTGCCGTGCGAATCAGGGGTTGATGGAATTCGTCGAAATGTTCAAGGCTCCGATCAAGGTTCTCCATCCCCTGTTGACCGCGACGCAGGAAGGGAACTATGTGGGAACCGAGGCTATCGGCGCAATCCCGTTCAACGGAATGGTTTTAGCTCACAGTAACGAAAGTGAATGGCAGGCGTTCCGGGCGAACAAGAACAACGAGGCGTTCATCGACCGAGTTTGTGTGATCAAGGTTCCCTACTGCTTGCGGAGGACCGAGGAGGAGCAGATTTACAAGAAAATGCTCCAAGCCTCTGATTTGAAAAATGCGAATTGCGCGCCTGAAACTCTCAAGATGCTCGCGCAGTTCTGTGTCATGACCCGTTTGCGGGACCACGAGAATTCGAATCTTTACTCGAAGATGCGCGTTTACGATGGCGATAACATGCGGGACATCGATCCTCGCGCGAAGTCAATCGAAGAATACCGTAACGATGCCGGTGTCGATGAGGGTATGAACGGAGTATCCACGCGATTCGCTTTCAAGACGCTTTCGCAGACGTTCAACCACGACACTGAGGAAGTTTCTGCCGATCCCGTGCATCTTATGCTCACACTGGAGTCTGCACTCAAGCGGGAACAGTACTCGGAGGAGGTCGAGACGAAGTACTTGAGCTACATCAAGGACTTCCTCTCCAAGGAGTACAAGGACTATATCGAGAACGAGATTCAGACCGCATATCTGGAATCCTACACCGACTATGGTCAGAACCTTTTCGACCGATATATCGCCTACGCGGATCACTGGATGCAGGAAATCGATTTCAAGGACCCCGACACGGGCAACTTGTTCAACCGTGAGGTTTTGAATAACGAGTTGGAGAAGATCGAAAAGGCGGCACTGATCTCGAACCCGAAGGATTTCCGAAACGAGGTCGTGAATTTCGTCCTCCGACAGAAAGCCACCAAGGGCAAGCCGGTGTTGTGGACCAGCTATGAGAAGCTCAAGAAGGTCATCGAAAAGAAGATGTTCAGTCAGGTCGCCGATCTTCTCCCGGTGATCTCGTTCGGAGCCAAGGCGAGTGCCGAGGAGCAAAAGAAGCACGGTGAATTCGTGGATCGTATGAAGATCAAGGGCTACACAGAACGGCAAACCCGCCGCTTGGTAGACTGGTATATGAGAATCCAGAAAAGTTCATGAGGGGTACACTTCCTAGTGTATCGTGTAGAACTCTGAGGAATGCGTAAATGAATATCATTGACCGGCGAAAGAATCCCAAGTCGAAGTCGCTGAGCAATCGCCGCCGATTTATGGACCGAGTGAAGCAAGCGGTGAAGGAATCCGCGAAGAAGACGATTGGTCAGAGATCGATCAACGACGAGGGTCCGACCAATGTAAAGATCAATGGTGGGAGCACGAAGGAAGAGAAGTTTCGTCATGATCCGACGACGGGACAGCAAGATTATGTGGTGAGCGGAAACGACACCTACATCGTGGGGGAGAAGATTTTCAAACCCCGTGGGGGCGCTAGTGGTCGCGGCGGTGCCGGGGGGAGTGGCGATTCCGGAGATGATGATTTCGAGTTTGCCATCTCCTATGAAGAATTCCTCGATGTGATTTTCGAGGGGTTGGAGCTTCCCAATCTCACCAAGACCTCGGATAAGAACAGTGTCGTGTTGGAATCCCAGCGTGCTGGATATACCACGTCGGGGGTTCCAGCGAATTTGAACGTGATCAAGACCATGATGTCGGGTATTGGTCGGCGTATTGCGTTGAAGAACCCCAAGACGAGTCAGATTGAGGAATTGGAAGAAGAGGCAAAGCACGCCAATGCGGAGCGGTTGCTTGAGATCGAAGCCGAGATATCCGCCCTGCGTATCCGCGCAAACGCCGTGGGTTTCTTGGACGACATCGATCTCCGGTATAATAACCGGGTTATGGTGAAGAAGCCCGTTTCACAGGCCGTCATGGTATGCGTGATGGACGTGAGTTTCTCCATGAGCGAAGAACACAAAATCATCGCGAAGAAGTTCTTCCTCTTGTTGAATCGGTTTCTGCGGCGTCAATACAAAAATGTACAAGTCGTGTTTATCCGGCATCATGAGGAAGCCTCCGAGTGTAACGAGGAAACTTTCTTCACTAGCCGTGAGACCGGGGGTACTATTGTGTCTCCCGCGTATGAGTTGAGTTTGGAGATTCTTCGGAAGAAATATCCCGCGACGGATTGGAATATTTATTTGGCTCAGGTCTCCGATGGGGACAATACCATGGATGACGCGGATGCCTGTGTGGAGCAGATCGGGAAATTGCTCCAGATCGTGCAGTTCATGATGTATTTGGAAGTTCGGCCCACGTCGGGAATGTGGGGGAATAATGATTCCTACATTACTGAACTCGATGAGATTATCAGTCCCCTGAGTAAGGCGAACCCGGATAATTTGCTTATGGTCAAAATCAGCGACGAATCCCAGATAGTACCCGTGTTTCGTAACATATTCGCTAAGCGTTAGGAGTTCGAATGACCAAGCCAATCTGGACCGATTCTCAGTGGACCATGAAATGCCTCCATGAAGTGTTCAATGAGATCGAGGCCATCGGACATGGTGAGATGGGATTGGACACGTATCCGAACCAGATTGAAATCATTGGTTCGGAGCAAATGCTGGACGCATATTGTGTCACCCCCGATCATTTGATTTTGACGAAAGACCTTCATTGGATTCCCGCCGGGGAAGCTACTGTGGGTATGAACATTCTTGGATTTGATGAAAACGGTCCATTTCGGTCTTATCGTTCGGCGGTAATTTCTCGTGTGGAATTGGCCGAAGAACCTGTATTTGAGGTATTGTTGTCTTCTGGGCACAAGATTAAAGCTACAGCGGAACACAAATGGTTGGTTAGAATGTCGAAAGGTCAAGCATCACGTCTTGATTGGAAACGAACCGATGAACTTCGAGGAGCAGATACGGAGCGATATACTCCGCATCGTATTCCGAAGGTTCTCGATGTCTGGTCCGAATTCACGACGAAAGAATCTGGATGGCTTGCTGGAATGTTCGATGAAGAAGGGAACATTCTTAGAGGCGGATTGCATCATCTTGGATTGGCACAAAATTCCGGACCGGTGTTGGATGAAGTGGTACGTCTAATTCGTGATCAGAACCACGAAGTGACCGTCCGTAATCGGAAGCACGATCAATGCAAACGAGTAGCTATTCTCGGGGAAGTACGGAATCGTCTCCAATTTCTTGGAGAAAATCAGCCGAAACGGCTGATCAATAATATGTCTTTTGATCGTCTTGGTCTGATGAAGACGGATTCTTTTGAAGAAGTGGTATCCGTGACTCCGATTGGAATTCGTACCATTGTCAAAATAACCACCTCGACCGGAACGATGATTGTGGATGGTTACCCCATGCACAATTGTTCCATCGGGATGCCCATCATGTACAATCACTGGAGCTTCGGTAAATCGTTTGTACGGGAACAGGAATCCTACAAACAGGGGCGATCCGGACTGGCTTATGAGTTGGTGATCAATTCCGATCCGTGTGTGAACTACTTGATGGAAGACAATACTATGACGCTACAGGCGTTGGTATTGGCCCATGCGGGGATGGGACACAATCATTTCTTCAAGAACAACTACCTGTTCCGCCAATGGACCGACGCTGCGGCCATCGTGGACTATCTGGTATTCGCCCGAGACTATGTGACGAAGTGCGAGCAAAAATACGGTGAGTCCGAAGTGGCAGCGTTTTTGGATTCCGCCCACGCGTTGATGGATTACGGGGTGAACCGATACCACCGTCCAAGTAAAGTGAACATGAACATCCGGAAAGAGATGGACCGTCAGAAGGACGAGTACTTGCAGTCCCGGGTAAGTGAACTGGATCGAATCGCCCCTCGGGTGGTTCAAAAGAATTCCGAGGTGGACCCAGAGGATCGGGATTTCCCCGAACACCCCGAGGAGAACCTTCTGTATTTCTGTGAAAAATACGGAGACATCAAAGGCTGGCAACGCGAGTTGATCCGTATCGTTCGCAAAGTGGCCCAATATTTTTACCCCCAGAGTCAGACCAAGATCATGAACGAGGGGTTTGCCTCGACCGTGCACTACAAGATTATGAATCGTTTGCACGAGAAGGGCCTGACCACGGACGGAGCCCACTTGGAATTTCTCTCTGTCCACTCGGGGGTTTTGAACCAGCCGAAGATCGGTAGTCCGCACTACTCCGGGTTTAATCCGTATAAACTCGGATTCGAGATGATGCGGGACATGGAACGGATTTGTTCTAATCCGACCGAGGAGGATCGACGGTGGTTCCCCGATATGGTCGGACAGGACCCGTGGCAGACCGTGAAGGACTCGGTGGTGAACTATCGAGACGAGTCGTTTATCCTGCAATTCCTCTCCCCGAAGGTGATCCGAGATTTCGGAATGTTCCACGTATACGATGAGAAGGTGAAGGATCACTTCGTGGTTAAGTCGATCCATGATGATCGCGGGTATCAGAGAATTCGAGAAAAGCTTGCTGAGATGCAGGAATGGGATACCCATACTCCGGTGATCGAGGTCAAGAAGTGGTCCCGCAAGTCCCGCACTCTGCATCTGCGGCATACGGATCGTCGTTCCCGCTCGCTCTCGGTGGAGAATCGAACCGAGATGATGTACCACGTCAGTCAACTTTGGGGCGGTCCTGTGGAACTTATGGATCGTGAAGCCCGACAAACCGACTTATTTGAGGGACTCATCTGATGTCGGGGGCTAGAGACTACAGGCCGTAATCGGTCCCCAGGCACGGGAGGCTGAGTTATGACGCCAGCCGTCTCTGGGACCATCTTCGGTCGGAGATTATCGCGTTCCCTCTCGGCGCGGGGGAGCGCCGGGCTATCGTGGTGGTAGCCGGACGGGAGGATTGTCATTGGCGCGCGTAAATAACTGCAGACTAGACGGTCTAGCAGGGACCAATCCACGGGCCACGGCCTACGTGACGGGAG